ATTTGCTGTAGTGTTAGAAACTAAAGCGTTTAGACCGACTGCGGTATTGTAAGAGCCGGTGGTGTTTGTGTACAAGGATTGTCGGCCCACCGCAACATTGTTTGTGCCGGTGGTGGTTAAGTATGAAGAAGCATAACCCACTGCTGTGTTATAGTCCGCCGTGGTTGCGGCGGCTAAGGCATAAGCGCCCAATGCTACGTTAGCAGCGCCTGTGGTGTTTAGGGTTAACGAGTGGTAACCCGTGGCTACGTTAGTAGCGCCGGTTGTGTTAGCGTCTAAAGCATAAGTGCCCACTGCAACGTTGTCTGTGCCTGTGGTGTTTGTTAGTAAAGCACGCCTACCAACGGCTGTGTTGTTATCTGCTGTGGTATTATTACTTAAAGCATTTTCTCCTAAAGCTACGTTGTAATCCCCTGTAGTATTTGCTCCTAAAGCATTACTACCCACTGCCACGTTTTCTGTACCTGTTGTATTAGCATCACCTGCGCTATAACCAACTACTGTGTTGTCAGCACCTGTGGTGTTTGCAAATAAAGCATGTGAACCATTAGAAGTGTTATTTGCTCCTGTGGTGTTTGCCTCTAATGCTTTATAACCTAAACCTGTATTATTAGCCCCTGTTGTAGTTTCTTCTAGGGCAGCGTATCCCACCGCCGTGTTAGCAGCAGCAGTAGTTGCAGAGGATAAAGCTACATAACCAACAGCTACGTTTAAAGTGCCAGTGGTATTTGCATCTAGAGCTAAAGCACCTACGGCGACATTTGAAGCTCCAGTGGTGTTAGCGCCTAAAGCAAAGTGACCGACTGCGGTGTTGCTAGCCGCTGTGGTGTTTACCAATAAAGCATTCCGACCGATTGCTACGTTATTAGCGCCGGTTGTATTTGCCTCTAAAGCAACTCTACCAATAGCGGTGTTGCTATAGCCTGTAGTATTAGCGCCTAAAGCTCCTCCTCCGACTGCGGTATTATCATTTGCGGTAGTGTTTGCGTCTAAAGCACCCGAACCGATTGCTACATTTTCTGCACCGGTAGTGTTTACACCTAAAGCATTTGTACCTAAAGCGACATTACTAGCACCTGTAGTATTGGCGTCTAGTGCTTGATTACCAACGGCTACGTTACTAGCCCCTGTGGTATTTGCGCCTAAAGCATAGTCACCAAGAGCAGTATTATAACTACCTGTGGTATTAGTTGTAAGTGAGTAAGACCCTATAGAAGAGTTATAATCTCCCGTGGTGTTTGCGTCTAAAGCATAAGCACCTAGAGCAGAATTTCTTGTGCCTGTAGTGTTTAACGCTAAAGAGTTATAACCCACTGCTGTGTTGTTATTTGCTGTGGTGTTTAGAAAAAGCGACAGTCGTCCAATAGCGGTGTTGTAACTTCCTGTTGTGTTTGAAATGAAAGCGCCTTCACCAAAAGCAGAGTTTGATAAACCTGTCGTGTTGTCGCGGGCCGCGTTCATACCAAAGGCGGTGTTTTGTGTGCCTGTGAGGTTTGCAGATAAAGCACTAGTACCCCCGGCAGTGTTAGAGTCCCCTGTGGTGTTTGCGCCTAAAGCATTCTGACCAACGGCGACGTTGTTAGAGGCTGTGGTGTTTGCGTCTAAAGCTCTATAACCTATGGCTACGTTTGCTGAACCCGTAGTATTAGCGTCCATCGCTTCTGTACCAATGGCTGTGTTATTACTTCCGGTGGTAGTAGTATCTAGAGCTTTATAACCAATTGCTACGTTATCTGAAGCTGTAGTTAATTCTAATGCTTCAAAACCTAAAGCTGTATTTCTAGTAGCTGTAGTATTTGTACTTAAAGCGGCATAACCAACTCCAGTATTATAATCACCTGTAGTAATCGCAGTACCTGCTTCATCGCCTATGACAACATTATAAGTACCACCGCTTGCAATGCTGTTACCTGCGTTGACACCAAAGCGGGTGTTGGAGGTTCCTGCGGAAGCGGTGATGATATCTGCACCATCGGCCAAGGTTACGTCTGCGGCAAAGTTGACAGCACCATCAATGTCCACGACATCAAGGTTAGTAGTTCCTGCTACGTCTATGTCTCCAGAAATGTCTAGGCTGGCAAAGACTGAAGTGCCTGTCGCCGTGACGCTACCCGTGACATCAATGCCTGTGGAGGTGGTTCTAAGTTTTTCCGCATTGTCGTAATATAGCTCTGTACGGTTATTCTGGAACGCTTTTAAAAACACATCATTGTTACTCGCTAACATTTGAATGTCAGCACCTTGTAGTATTAAGTTACCTGTACCAACATCAGTTACATAACTATTACTACCATCATGATAAATCTCTAGGTCGCTGCCAGTGCCGAAGATGGCTTTAGCACCGTCAGGCATTGTAATGCCGTTAGTATGAACAGTAGCGGCAGTCGTAGTTAGAACACCTGTAACAAGAGCCGTAGATGCCATATCCACAGCACCATCAATGTCCACGACATCAAGGTTAGTAGTTCCTGCTACATCAATAGCTCCACTGATATCTAAGGAGGCCGCAATGATTTCACCGCTGGCGTTAATCGCGCCATTGATGTCAATCGTAGTAGCCGCAATTTGAATTTCAGTGTCGGCCACAATATCAAGCTGGCCGTCAACGCTGGAGTTAAGGTAAATAGCGGCATCTCGGAACTGCACCTTCTGTGCCGCATCCATGTCGATATCAGTGCTTCCGGACGTATTTCCGCCCGCCAGCACTTCCGCCAGCGTATCAACTGTCCCAACTTGGCTGTCCACATACGCCTTAATAGACTGCTGGGTGGCGAGTTTGACTGCGGAGTTACTCGCCATGTTGTCTTCGTCTTTAATCCCGGTGACCGTAGCGCCGTCACCTGCGACATTAACACTAGTGTTCGCAACAACTGTGGTGCCGGTAACGGCTGCGGCGGAAGAGCCCCCGATTACGGCCCCGTCTAGCGTACCGCCATTAATGTCGGCAGTCGTCGCCACTAGCGACGGCGTAACTAGCGCGTCAACGGCCAAGTTGGCGTAGAGGTTGATAACGGTCGCGCCCGTGCCCGAGCCGCTGAACTTAACGACCACGTCAGTACCCGCAACCACCTCCAGATCGTTACTTGCGCTATAAGTGCCTTGAAAAAGGAGGATAGACCGGCTGCTCTGGAGGCTGTTCCGGATAAAGCATATTTTTTCAGCGTCGTTAGGGATCAGCTCTACATACGCCGAAGCACCCAGATCGCTGCCATCGGTAAATTCGATCCATTTGTTACGACCCGTAGACGAGGCACCGTTAGTGATGGCAATTTGATTGGGGGAGCCGGACGATCCGGCAGAGGACAGGTTTATCGAAACGACCCCGTTAACGGCTTCATCTAATATATTAGAGTTGTCATTGACGGTATCGCCCCATGTTCCCGACTGCTCACCGGTGGCCGGTTTCTCAATACCGAGGTTGACTGTATAGGTACTGGGCATCTTTAAATCCTCACGCTGCTATTTTTATCCAAGGGGCACTCTGGTTTGGGACTTCCTCCGACCACGTTGGCGACTGACTTGGGACTTCCTCCGACCACGTTGGCGACTGGTTTGGAACTTCCTCCGACCACGTTGGCGACTGACTTGGTGTTATCTTAAGGTAGGTCGGACTTTGATCCGGAACAATACGCCCATAAAGATGCACTTGTCCGACACTGGTGGTTGCACTGACCCCGGTTACATTGACGTTCGCATCTGCGGTAACTGTAACGGAGCCAACCCCGGCGGTCGCACTGACCCCGGTTACATTGACGTCCGCATCTGCGGTAACGGTAACGGAGCCAACACTGGTGGTGGCCGCTATTCCGGTTACATTGACGTTCGCATCTGCGGTAACGGTAACGGAGCCAACACTGGTGGTGGCCGCTATTCCGGTTACATTGACGTCCGCATCTGCGGTGACAGTGACGGAGCCAACACTGGTGGTGGCCGCTATTCCGGTGACGGGGACATTAGCCTCGGCGATGACGCTTGCTGTGCCGACACTTCCAGTTGCACCCGGAAGCCCTACATCTTGGCCCCACGGGCCGCCGCCCCAACTTTGGGTGGACGAACTCCAGCCCTTAAAGGAGGCGGTTACGTCAGTCATTACGCTATCCGAATAATCGCATTACTTGAATCAGCGGTAGGAAACACAACGGTGAAGTCCCCCGCTGTCGAGGCCTTGTCCGCACCAAAATCCAATACTACTACAGCGGGATTCGTGAGAGAGATAGACGTCGTATTCGGAGTAGTGTTATAAATCAGCGCACCGCGGGCCGTGATTGTAGCACTGGACCACGTTTCATCCGTGAAGTCCGTCAACGCGGTAGTACCCGACGACGTCGGATCAACGGGCGTTAAGGCCCCACCACCTGCCGAATAGTTGGTTCCGCTAACCTCATTAGTTGACGAATACGCCGTCGTTGCCGCAGTCAGCGTTGCCGAGCTAGTATACAGCGCAATTTTAAATGTGTCCCCGCTAGAGGCGTCGAAGTCATGGGCACCATACAGCAGTTCTTTCTTAAAACTGGTGCACATGTAGTTTCCTGAAAAGGCCATGGTCACAGTCTCCTTATAAGTTTAGCAAGCTCTGTCTGGCCCGCGGCGGTTAAAGCGTTATACACGGTGGTTCTATCCGACTGGACAGCTTCGCGCATGTAAACTTCCAGAGTCTTTAGTAGCCGCCCGCGAAAAGCATGGGCTTGTTCCCTGATAGCGGGGGCGGCGTCATCAGATATAGCGATAATCTTTTCCGCGCACCTCTCCGCAATTTCCTCCGGAGTAAAGCCTCTGCCTCGGGTGGTGTGTACGTCCACCTTGAAAGTGGGCACCGCTTCTGACGCTGGACCATTCATTGTTTAGGCCTTATTAGCTGCCCAGTGCGGTATTCATCCGTTACTTCTTTAGCTTCACCCAGCAGCTTCATGCCCGAAATAGCCTCTGCGAACCGCTTCTCATACATCGCCATCATATCCGGCTCACCCTTCATGAAAATGTACGCCTCCATCAAGCAGCCGTACAACAAGGCAATCTCAGCGTTTGTACTGAGCCAAGTTGTGCCGCTGTCAGCTCCCGCAGTCAAGCTTTGAGGCCTGTAGAAGTAATGCAGCTCTACAGTATACGCGCCATCCGGGGTTGGCCCTAAAATAAAGTTGTCCACGTCAAAAACCGCATAAAACCGCGGGTCGCCCGTAGTAGCGGCTCTTGGGTTAAAGGTTTGGACAAAATCGGCGTCTTTAAACTGCAAAAACACGTGATCGCTGTCGCTATCAACAAAAGAGAGCGAATAAGGGGCTAAAAAGTCGGTTGGAGCAGCCAAAAACCGGTTACTTGCGGTCATTGAGCCACTTACATTCTTCCTAAACAGGCTTAATTGGACGGTTTTAAGGATTCTTTCCTCTGCCTGAGTAATAAAGACAGACAAATTGTTCACGAAAGTCGTTTCATCGTTCTCCGTGTAGTCCTGAATAGCCTGCTTTAGCTGAGAAAAAGTAAAGCTCATGCGGTCACCGTCACAGATCCAACTTGTCCAAACCCTTGTACGGGCCTCAGAGTAGGGTCCACCACTAGCGGCACTCCCACGTAAACATCTAAGGGCTCTACTCGATCAGGCCGAGCATTTTTAAGGGCTTCGGGGTCCGAAACCTTACGAAAAGGGCCCAACTGAGGTTGTTTATGCTCATATTCGTCTGGACCAACCAAAAGTCCGTTCCACTCCTTCTTCATTAACCGATAACGGTAGCGGAAACCCGACCTGTCTGAAATGGCCCATGAGTCGCGCCCCGCGGCAAACTTACCCATTAGCCCACCCTGTAGTAAGCAAAGTTAGGCGCAACGTTAAAGGACGCACGATCTCGATCCTCTACGGCGGCCCTTTCAAATTCTTCTTCGTAGACCTCTTTCAGCATCTGCACACGGTTTGGAGCGCGTTTTAACGCGAGGTAATAGGCCAAGCCCGCCGCCAAACAAGGGTAGAACCTAAAAGGTAAGTCCATGGTGTTAGTGTAGATGTCAGCATCGTCCATGCGCGTCAGCGCATCATAATAAACAACATCCGTGCTGTTATCCGGGACGGGCCACAGCTTTAAATTAGGGGTGGTCTGTCTGTCCAAGAAGAACTGGTTAACGCGGCCTTGGGTGGTTTTGGTGGGTATCGTTAGAAACCCGTCACGACTCATGCGCAGTAAGGAGTAATCGGTGCTGTCGCGTTGAACAACGACGGATAAGATGTCGATAACGTCCGCGCCAAGGGCGTATGTCCCAGTCCCATCCACCAGCGCAAGTGTACGCTGCTTTATGGTCCACTGGTTTAGTCCGCGGTTAGCCCAATCTGCCAGCAAAAGGTTCAAAGACCGCTTTGCTGATTTCATGTCGAAACCCGTCCGAACTTCCAAACCGCACCGCTCAAATGCCTCTTCGACATATTCGGCGACGTCTAGCTCGAAATCTTTGCTTCCGGATATAGCCATTAGGCGTTCCTTATAGGGAGCTTGGTGGCGCTAAGGCGTTTGAGGGCCACTGAAGGAAGTGCCGTTCATGGCTACCCCAATAATTTATGCACCAAGGGCGCTATGATTATTAATCCGGCTAGGCCCCAGATTTTAAGATCCAAAGCCTTCATGGAAATCTTTTGCTCGACTAGTTTTTCGTCGATCCGTTGGTAGCGTAAAGCGCACTCAGCCTCATGCTTTTCCAGCCTAGACCACAGTTCCGTTTCCTCCCAAGAGGCGTCCGGTCCGGGCGCATCTTCTGTAGTCGGAGGGGTCAGGGTGCGAGCCATAACGGCCTCAATTGTAAAAAACGGTGACGCTGGTCACGTTGGTTAGCACGGCGTAACAGCCTTCGTCGAACATCATTCCTGCGTCTGGAATATAGATGCTGTCATCTGTGGCGTTGATAAAAGTCATTGTCAGTAGAGTGGTGCCACCCGACCCGCCGTTTTTAAGGACGAGCGTAGGGGACGTACCTGCCTGATAGTGGATGGCCTTAATCCTAGAGCGGCCCGCGAACACATCTCCGGAAGCCGTTAGATAGGTTGCTTTTACATCAGAAGCCATTAGGTTTGCCTCTTTCTAGCTAGAACAAATGGTGACCCTGTCATCTACCTCCCCCTACTACGCGTCAGCGAAAGGAGTAACTAGCGTACCAGAGCCCAACGTAAAGCCAGAGACAGAGTATTTTGCGGAAGCAATAGCCGTCACGGTGATGATAGAACCCGCAAGACCCCCTTTGGTCGTGCCGTTCAGCGTGATGACGTCGTTAGCCGCACCCGCGATAAACGTTTTACCGGTAGCGTTAGTAACACCGGTATAAAGACCACCCACAAACTTATCAGTAC